ACGGATGCAATCAATCTAATCCTGATATCAATCACGCTGTTGTTCTTGTAGGATATGGGACAGATTATACATCAGGTCAGGATTATTGGTTGGTAAGAAATTCATGGTCTGCCTCGTGGGGCGAATCTGGTTACATCAGATTATTGCGTCAAACAAGAAGTATTTATGATGATAATGATGAAACATGTGGAATGGATATAACTCCTCAAGACGGAACTGCTTGTGCTGGAGATAATCAACCGGTTAAAGTATGTGGAACTTGTGGAATTTTATATGATTCATCCTATCCTACTAGTGCAAATACAGTATAAATTTTATAAAATAACAATATAATCCCTTAAGGTATTTATTATATTGTTATTATGTATTTTTGCTACTTTACTAACCAATACTACTTTACTACCAATTAGTAGTTTTCTTAACACTTATTCGGGGTCCAGCACCTCGTTTTTTGTTCTTAGTAGGATCATACTGTTCTTCTTGGTCTTCATCAGGCAACCCCTTTGATAATTCCCAGAATTCTTTTGAACCCAATCTGAAGTCATTATGATTGTCTGCTTTATAATAAAATACTTGATCGTTCAATTTATTAGATTTAGAGTTATTATTAATAACAAGACATTCATAATTTTCTGTGCATTGATCCATTACCTGGCAAAAGGCTTCAAATGTTGGAAACATACCAGCATAATTCTCATAAATACGTTTTCTATTCGCAATGTAATTCTCTCGAAGAATAAAAACATAATCTATATTGGTTCTTAGTGTAGGTGGAATACCTAATGGATATTGCATTGTGATAACTAACATTACTTTCCAGTGTCTACCATTCATAAAAAGTAATCGCATTAATTTATCACGAGACCACGTATTGTCATATAAACAGTCATCTAATATAACAAATGCTCTAGGATCAATGGTGGACCGTTTATATGTTTCCATCTCCTTTTTAACCTGCTTTAACACAGTTCTCTGACGCTTTAAGATGTTCTCAATAATTGCCGAATTATATTCGTTATGAATGAACAACCGCGGCACCATTTTGCCGTAAAACCCGTTGCCTTCTTCGGTTCCTGATATGACGGTTCCTATTGGAATATCTTGTTGATACCATAATAGATCTCTGACTAAAAATGACTTACCAGTATCACGCTTACCGATTAGAACAACTACAGGACCTTTATTTTCATTTGGTTTAAATTGGATACTTTTCATATCAAATTTCCTTAGTTCTAGAGTCATTATATATTATTTTAAAAAGAAATTTAAATACAAATTTAACGCTAAATAATGAAAAGAAACCTATTAGGATATTTACAATTATTGATAAATATTACAATATAAAGATAATTAATATTTTATTATTATACTATGGAATTAAGTATTAAAACAACTACTATTATAACAATGTTTTTTAATATGAAAAAATTAAAAGATAGTACAGAATTGACGAGACCATTTGAATTTTATATTAATAATTGTAAACATGTTTTAAATCTAAATTATCCTATGGTTATTTTTTGTGATGAAGATACTTATGAGCCTATTAAACAAATTAGAGATACTCTGATTAATGATAATACTACTAAATATATAATTAAAAACATTGAACAATACGATTATTATCAAAATTGTTGGAGTATTATTAATGATAATAGAAATAAAAATGGGCAACCAACAGATAGAAGAAATACATCATCTTATTTATTAATGGGAATGTTCAAACCATATGCATTTCATTATGTTAATCAACACAATTTTTTTAATACAACGCATTATGCTTGGATAGATATCGGTTGTAATCATATTGTGAGGGAATTAGAAACATATGCACCTAAAATGTTGAACAATCCTAATTCAAAAGTATCTGTGTGTTATATTCATTATAGAGGACATAATGAATTAGCTAATATGAGGGAGTATATGAAACATGGAGGTCCGTGTGGTATAGCATCCACTGCTTATACAATAGAAGCTAGTTATGTTTCTAAATTCTATACAAGTATGTTTTCAATTTTATACGAACAATTATTTAATGAAGTTGGACATACTGATGAAACAGTTATGACATATTGTTATGATAAATATCCCGAAATATTTAATATTTATGGTGGAGATTATGGTTCAGTATTTATTAATTATCATAATCCTACTCAGGATATTCATATCATATTATATTGTTTTATTAACAATGCCTTACAAAATAATCAAACTAATCTGGCTAAAACAATAGCTAAACAAGTGTTAGATTCTAATCCTAATTTAGACATAAATACCATAAATAAATTAAGGAGTATTTTATAAATAGTTTAGAAACAATAAACTATTTAGCTAAATTATTAGTTAAAAACACATTTAATTTATATTTTAATTCACTAAAGATGTCAATGATTCATTATCAGAAAAGGAAAAACACTGAATTATTTCAAAGTTTGGAAGAACCTACATCACTTTTTCTCTCGAAAACACAGAATTATATCCCTATTTATTCCCGATTTTTCAATTTAAATGATACAAATTACAATAGTATTAATCTGAATAATAAATGGTTTATTTCTAATATAAATGCCGAAGGGAAAATAGAAAATAACGATAATCTTTTTATGTGCAGAATTAAAAATGTCGAAAATAATAAAGTTAAAGACAGAGAAGTGTTTTTCAAAATGGCGCCTTTATTAGATCCATATAAGTATATGATTGGTAAATACGATATAACAAATCCGAAACTATTTAATTTACCAAAATTAAATTCGACAGCAGAAGATTGTAATCCTAAATTTATCGATGTAAATAATGCTGCTTATGTAGACGGTTTATTTTTATTTTTATCTAGTCAATTGAGAAATACATTTAAATTCATTCATGGTGTAGACTATTATGGTTCCTTTTTGGCAATTAAAAATGATTTTAAAATAAATGTTTTCGACGATATTGATTATTTGAATAATTCTGATTTTTTTAATAAAAACAAAAATGTTCTATTTACAATAGATGAATATGACCATTTATTTCAACAAGAACAAACGAAATTAAAACCATTAACAATAGGTAATAATATAAGTTTGAAATCAGTTGCATCTGTTAATAATGAAATTTTTGAGAATATATTTGAAGATATAAATACACTTGATTTAAACGACATTAAAGATATGTCAATTGATTTGATTGATATGACTAATACAAATATGCAATTTGAACATCAAGTGACGCTTAAAACTAATTCAACTTGTTCGTCAAGATCATCACATACAAACGACGATGATTTAGATAATTGTGAAAATTGCGATGAAGATGGTGAAGAGTTTGAATCAGGTTCTCAGGATAAGAATAGCCGTGACAGTGGTGAAAAATCTAAAAATACAGAGGAAGATGATGAAGATTGGGAAGAAGAAGAAGAGGAGAGAATTAATGTTGTAATCCCCAAATTTCCAGTTCAAGTGATAGGAATGGAATATTGTGAAAATACTTTTGATGATTTAATTTTGAAGAATAATCTAACAGAAGATGAATGGTTGTCCGCTTTTATGCAGATAATAATGACTCTTATTATATATCAAAAAGCGTTTAATTTTACACACAATGATTTGCATACAAATAATGTAATGTATAATGAAACAGATAAAAAATATTTGTATTATTGTTACAAGAAAAAATATTATAAGGTGCCAACATTTGGGAGATTATTTAAGATAATAGATTTTGGACGTAGTATTTTTAAATTTGACGGAAAAGTATTTTGTAGTGATAGTTTTCAAATTGGCGGAGATGCTGCTACTCAATATAATACTGAACCTTATTTTAATGAAAAGAAACCAAGATTAGAACCAAATTATAGTTTTGATTTATGTAGATTAGCTTGTTCGATTTTTGATTATGTCATTGATGATTTTGAAGAAATAAAGTTTTTAAGCAAAACAATGGATCCTATTAAAAGTTTAATTGTCGAGTGGTGTTTAGACGATAACGGTATTAATATGCTTTATAAAAACAATGGAGTCGAGAGATATCCTGATTTTAAATTGTATAAAATGATTGCAAGATGTGTTCATCATCATACACCTCAAGCTCAACTGGAACGTCCAGAATTCGATAAATTTTCGAAATTCAATGGAGAGATAAAAAATATGGAGGAAGTTATCAATATAGATAAAATTCCATCATATATTTAATGGTAATATATCTAGGATTATATTTTTTGTAATATATGTATATAATATTCATATTTTATTTTATTTATATAAAATATGGATAGATTTGGATTTATAATAACAAGACACGTAAATTCTGAAAAAACCAACAGATATTGGAATCATAATGTAAAATTATTAAGAACATTGTATCCTTTAATAAAAATTGTTATTATAGATGATAATAGTAATTATGATTTTGTGAAACAAGAATTTGACTATAAAAATGTAGAGATTGTTCAGTCAGAATTTCCAGGTAGAGGCGAATTGTTACCATATTATTATTATTTAAAACATAAATTTTTTGCAAATGCATTAATTATTCATGATAGTGTATTTTTACATAAAAGAATAAATTATGAAAAGTTAAATGGAATTAACGTTATACCATTATGGTTTTTTTATTCAGATACAGAAAATATTGAAAATACACAGCGAATTGTGTCCTATTTGAAAAACAGTTACATTATTAATAATAAGATTACAAAAAATGATAATATTAATATATTGGGTATGAAAATGAATGAATGGTTTGGATGTTTTGGTGTTCAATCATATATAAATTTGTCATTTCTTGAAAGAATACAAGATAAATACAATATAATGAATTTAATAAATGCTGTAAAGTGTAGAGCTGATAGATGTTGTTTGGAGAGAATATTTGGTGCTATTTTTTTTACAGAATATCCTAATTTATCTCCCAAAAAGTCATTATTTGGTAACATCATGACATATCAACAATGGGGATATTCATTTGATAATTATATGACTGACTTAAAAAAAGGCACTATTCCACGCCACGTTATAAAAGTTTGGACGGGTCGTTAATCCACCTTTAAATCCACCTTTAGAAAAGGTGGAGCCAAAATTTATAAATCCACATTTAAGAAAGGTGGACCCAAAAAGTTATAAAGTAACTATTATTTTTTTGTAAATTATTAAATTATATAATTTATCTATTATATAATTTGACTCTTACTTCTCTTTAATACAATCGCTTCACTTATACACAATCTCTTCGCTTAAAGGTAGTTTTGGCTCCACCTTTTCTAAAGGTGGATTTAAAGGTGGATTGGATTTAGAATGCAGGATTATCAGTAAACACTGGCGTAACTGTTTTACTCGACCCAGCTGTCATAATCGGATTTATTTGATCCATTACAAAATGTGCTATTATTACACTAAAATAAACCAAAAGTGTATCTCTCATTAAAAGCTTTAATGGTTTGCTTTCTTTTTCAATATAACGCATTTCTAAAAATTTTATTACCAAAAATGTAATGGATATTATTGCTGCGATTACAAATATGCTTGTTGCCATATATTATGTTATTTAAGAACAATCTTATTTTTAATTTTACGCAATTTATTCTAAAACTTCAATTTCATCTATTAATAAGTCAGGTAATAAATCTAATTTTGGTTCCTCAATATTATTAATATCTAAACTGTCTAAAGTAAAATCTTGATCCGTAATATTTAATTTTATGTTGTTGTCATCATCTTCCGCTTCTCTTTTTCTTTGTTCATTTCTCATAATACTTATTTCTTCTAATCTATCGATATCTTTCGGGGCGTTAATTTGAGATACACCATTATCTGATTTAACATAATCTATATTATTAAAACTTACACCACCACTTTTTTGATTTGGTTCTGTTTCTAATACAGGTTCCATAATGGGTTCATGTGTAATTTCTTCTTTAACCTCTTCAATGACATCTTCTTCCACAGATTCATCCATATAAGCCTTCAAAATAGCTTCCACCGGAATACTCTCCCTCAATGTATTCAATATACATTCTTGAACAATAATCTCTAATTCTCTAAAATTCTTTTGAATCTGTAATGGTTCGATACCAATTTGAAATAAATATACATTTTTATACACTTTTCTAGCTACATTAATATAAACTTTATGTATAAAATCATCCAATTTTGGTATATTAATATCAATTTTCTTTTGTTTTTGTCCAACTCTCATAGCTGTTAGAACCTTAAGCTGAATAATATGAACACACGTTACCAAATCTTCTAAATAATTACAACCGGATTTCTCACAAATTCTTTTTCTCTCGTTCTCGACTATTTGTTGATTCCACTTTGGAATTCGAGATATTAAATTTTGAAATGTCATCAAATATTTATCCATTTCATTATTATCCTTGCATAATTTAATCGATTCCTCTAGAATTGATTTATAGCCATCAATGATTAAAGGTGTCAATAGTGTAACCAATCTAGCTCCCCATTCATTTTTTGATTCGTGAAGCGCACTAACATTAAAGTCATCCATTTACATAAAACTTATATTTTCTAAAGATAATTCTGAACTTAAAAAAATAAAATTCAGTATAAATAAAATCAACAATTTTTCGTTCCTAAATTCTCTCCTTATACGATTAAAACAAACCAATAATTCATATCGTTTTTCAGTTGTAATTATATTTTCAAGAAATTTTGAATTCTCTAATAACGTTATAATATCTAAAGCACTGTATCCTTTCTCATAAAATTTTGTACATAATATCATTAATTCATCTATTGTTATTTTCTTATTAATTTTAATTAACTCTTTTGATAGAGCATTGTATTTTTGAATATGTATATCCTTCATTTTAAATACTTGATTCAAATTATATTTATA